TTGTCGGTCTCACATGATCAAAGAAATCCAAATCACGAGTTTCTGGCATAGAATACCAACAATACATTAATAGGATTAACCCTCTTAAAGAATTATCTTCTGCTGTTCCGTATTTGCCTGAAGGTTGCAATCCAGGACAACGAAAATGATCCTGTAATACACTAATCTGAGGAAACATATTGTCAGATAATAATCCTTTAACAATATTTAGGGAAAATTCATTATATCCAAATGCTTTAAGTAATCTGTATACAACTGCACAAGCAGCCGTACCTATTGCTATAGGCATTCCCTGATCATAATTTGAATAATCCCCCTCCATATTGTATGTTTCATGAAGGCTATCATAGATTTCTTTGGCCTCGGAATGAATATTAATTCCGATAGCTGTACAAAAAGTCTGTCGATATTCTTGCATGAGCGTATAAAAAGGTCCTAAATACATGCGTGCAACTATAAGGTTGTCTACGGGAGCTGAGAAAAACAATCGAGTCTTTCCACTTGTTATTTTCTCAATAGGACGAGGTTCGTCTTTTAAACAACCTTTATATATTACTCCTAGCGATAATTCTTTAGCATAAGTATTAATAACCTCTTCAACAGAATTTTGTAAAGTTCCATTCATTGTCCTCATATGGTATTCGCATTCCTCTACCAAAGGCATATAATCGCTTTTCTTACCGGGAAAATTATGTCCCCCTGCTGTCTTAACGTTTATATGACGAGTATATGTGTCATAATCGATCCCATTTATGGCAGTTTGAAAATCTAATGGAGCTAATTTTCTTCCTGCTAACTGTGAACTAATACGATCTACCAAAATGTTAACAATTTTATTCAACACGACATGAGACAAAGGTTGCTTTTGACCGGCAATCTTCTTCATGGCTATGTTATAAGGATTTAAGTATGTATCTCCTTTTCCAACCCTAGTCATTAAAGGTGGCCCAAAGGTCTGTGTCTTTGGAGGGAGATATTTACTAAGAACTTCTTCCATATCATTACTATATGGCGTACGTTCTACTTTAGACACCTGGTTCATGTTTATCGAACCGGGCAATTTACCAAAATAGTCCACACCATGTAAAATTTCATAATGAACCATGGAAGCTGGCACAGGGTTTTCATGTATTTCTTCACACGACTGTGAAACTGCTCCAATCAATCCTGTTTTTTCCAGTATAACTATGGCTTCCAATAGTCTTGTTTTAGAAAGAATTTTTGCAAATCCTCTTCCACCGTCCATATCTGTTCCTGCAGCATGTATAGCAAATATCGCCTTATATTTGCCAAAATCACCAATTAAAGGCAATCCAC